GGAAAGGAAACCAGAAAAAGATTTTCAACAAGCAGAATTCTCACAAGAAGAGAAAGAAAAGTTTAAAGAAAAAAATCTTTTAAAAAGAAAATCTGGTAATGTGAGACGAGGAAAACTAGTGAGGTTGCCACTATGAGTAAGTTAAGTAGAAAAGAACAAATTATAGCAGACGCTGAAAGACGTTTGAATTATAAAATAAAAGAACTTCAATACCAGAAGATGAAAAAAGAAATGGAGAATGAAGGTCTTTGGGATAACATTCATAAGAAAAGAGAAAGAATTAAAAGGGGTTCAGGCGAGCGTATGCGTAAGAAAGGTGAAAAAGGTGCACCAACTGCAGCTGCAATAAATAAAGCTAAAGCCGGAAAGACCCAGGGTTCAACAAGCGAAGCTCTTAAACCGCAACAAAAGGCTATGCTAAAAAGGGTTAAAGCTAGATTTCCTAGATTAAAACCTGGAACACAAGAAGAGATTGTTATGTTAGTTAAACCAAAAGGACAAATTAACTCTAAACGCTTTGTTGAATTAGGACAAGCTTACGATAAGATGGATATGAAAAAGCTAGACCAATTAATAGCTAAATATGCAAAAGAGGACAAATAGTGTTTACATATAACGTTACCATTAATAGAATCGTAGATGGAGATACCGCTAAGGTGGATATTGATCTGGGGTTTGGTATCGTTTATTCAAACCAAACAATTCGGTTCTGGGGTATTGATACTCCTGAATCTCGTACAAGAGACTTAGAAGAAAAATACTATGGTAAGTTAGCTTCACAATATGTTAAAGATAGATTAATTGTTGGAGAGAAATACCAAATGAGAACAGAAATAGATAAAGGAAAATACGGGCGTATACTTGGTGAATTCTTTATCGATGGTGTTTCTTTAAATCAACAAATGATTGATGAAAATATGGCAGTAAAATATTTAGGACAATCGAAAGAAGATATAGAAGCAGAACATTTAGAGAATAGATTAAAACTAAACGAAAAAGGTTTTATATATGAAAACATTTAAAGAGCAACAATTAAGCGAAAAGGATATGACCGCTATATCCAGCTGGAAGAAGAAAATAAAAAAAGTAAAAGGATTAACTAAAGACCAAATGCAACTATTGTCAACTCTTCCAACTCCAGTTATAACAGCTTTAATTAACCAGGTTGGTATGGTTGTTGCTCACAACGATCCGCTAGAAGAAAAATTAGTAGCTAGCGATCTAAATATATTAGATGCTATTTTAAATAAAATAAAAGATGATATAACTAAAGATAAAGTAAAAGGTAGATTTGAAAAAAGCTGGCCAAAAATGACTGCTTTAGCTAGAATGGCTGGATATAAGATTACGAAAAAGATGCAACAAAAAGGTAAAACATACCTATGGAAACTAAAAAAATAATGTATAGATTTGCAGAAAAAGAATTTGGAGTTTATGAAGGATATACTTATCCATTAGAAACTCCTTTGTTGGAAGGAGAACCAGAACTAAACAAACCAAAACGTAGTGGTCCAGACGATCCTAAAAAGTTTGTTGTTTATGTTAAGGATCCTACAACTGGAAATGTTAAGAAAATAAATTTTGGTAATGAAAAGGACTTTGTTGGCGGTAATGCTAAAATTAATAATAGAGAACGAGCGAAAGCATTCTCTGATAGACATAATTGTCCAGCAAAGAAAGATAAACTATCTGCAGGCTATTGGGCTTGTAGATTACCACAATACGCAAAGGAGCTAGGATTAAAAGGTGGCGGAGACTATTTTTGGTAAGCCTTATTTAGACCAAGGCGACATAAGGGAATTTGACATCACGAAAGATGATGACGAATATGTTTGGCACCGCGATGCAGAAGATCGCGAGTGTGAAATATTAGAAGGTGATGGTTGGTGTTTTCAATATGAAAATTGCTTACCATGGGCTTTAAAACCAGGTATGATATTTCATATAATGGGCAGTGAATATCATCGATTAATAAAAGGCAAAAACAATCTTAAAGTGAGGTTAATCAGATATGAGCAAATTAACAGCTGAAGAGCAAAGGATCGCATTAGCTGCAAGACTGGATCGTATAGATGAAAAGATCGATAGGATGGCGGATGCCGTTATTGCTCTTGCTCGAGCAGAAGAAAAAATTATAACACTTACATCTTTCAGTAAACAACAATCTGAACAGATTCAAAATGTTATAAATAAAGTAGAAGCTTTAGAAAAGAAAGTAGAATCTAATGCTTCTACAGTAAATATAATTAACAAAATGTTCTGGATAGTCATGGCAGCTGCCGCAACAGCTATTACTGGAATGTTATTAATGCAATAGAGGTACTATTATGCAAGATATGTTTAACGACGAAATTACCCAAAGCATTGCTAAGACTGTCAGTGATGTATTAGAAGGTAAGAAACCTGATATAAGTGATTATATCAAACAAAATAAAGATGGTCAATTTGAGGTTGTAAATAAGGCTGGAGAAGTTTTAAAAGCTTTCGGAAGAAAGAATGAAGCTGAAGGATTTGCTTACAAAAATTTATCTAAACTACAAGAGGTTGAAGAACCAAAACCAGAAGCTGAAAAGAAATTTAAAGCTATGCATAAAGTTAAAAAATCTGGTGAGAAAGAAGATGGTACAGTAACTAAAGAAGAGGCTGAAGAAGTTTCTGAAAAAAAGTTATCTGAGAAATCTAGATTAAATGGTTATTTAGACGAAGACCCAGATGATTTAGATGAAGACCAAAAAGCTTATCAAGCATTCTTTAAGAAAGCTATGAAGAAGTTTGATGTTGAATCACCTGCAGACTTTAAAGATGAAAAGAAGAAAAAAGAATTCTTTGATTATATAGACAAAAACTACAAAGCGGATAAAGAAAGCGACTAATTAAACTATTATAAATAGTTATATGATGAAAATATTTGATGAGCTAAATGCTAAGAACTTTAAAATGTTTGCAGCTAAGCATTATAACAACCCTGAATGCACGGATGTGTCAGAGTTTGAAGAAGACATTGCAAGATTTAAATATCTTAAAAGGTTATTAAGAAGATATGAAGAAGACGAAGATTTACAAGAGCGTCTTATCTTAAATCACTTAATAGTATTATATAATGTGTTCGGTATACAAGCTGCAAATAAAATGATTTGGTTTAAAATAGATTCATCGCAATGGCATTACATAAAACCATTTTTAGTGTTTTTAAATTATTTGCCAGAAAAAGAAAAAGTAGAGGTACCATTAGATCCTTACATAGTAGAAAGACTTAGAGAAATATGAGTATATTATCAAGAGCAGCAGATTTAGGATATGCATTTAGGTTTCTAAAACTATTGACTACGCCGTGGAATAAATTAAAAGCATACGAGTTAGGTATAGTTGATGAGAAAGGAAAGAATCTAAAGAAAGCAAAAGAGCTTAAAACCCCAGAAGAAAAATCTGCATATACTATTTTTCATAGATTGGTATTTAATATTAAAAGATTATTAGGTAAAGTACCTGGTGGAAAAAGTACAATAGCTTCTTATGCAGCAGCTTTATATTTAATAAAAGAACATACAGGTATGAGTGAAGAAAAAATAGAAGAAGTATTAAGTAAAGCTTTAGAAGGTGAATTAGAAACTAACATAGCAGAAAGCCAATGGTATATGGATGGTGACACTTTAAATACTGGTGTATATTGTTTAACAAAAGATATAGTTTCTATGAATACTGGTGAAGCTATAGCAAAAAAGAATTCAAAAGTAAAAGTACTAGAACATACAGAACCATATTCTAGTTTTCTTGGAAATAATATTTATAAGGTTCAACATATCTTAACAAAACAAGATTTATATATAAGTAACGAGGATATAAAAAGATGATAAGATCATTTAAAGAATACTTAAAACACTGGGAAGACGCTGCAGCAAATGCAGTTGGTCACGGCGGTGTAGCAATGCCAGCTGATATGATGCCCAAGGATAAACATAAAAAACATAAAGATCGAGTTAAGAAATCTATGTACGATGGTAGAACTCGAGAAGGTAAAAAATTCATAGAAAGAATGTTAGCTCGAAGAGAAGCTAGAAGAGCTAAGAATGAAAAATTTGCAAGTGATGCACAAAGAAAAGCTGCATTTGCAAGTGGATATAAAGGTAAAGATAAAAAGAAAAAATAAATTATTATGAGTAGAATATTGATTGGCATTATTGTTGTTATGGGTTTGGGATCTTATTTTCTATACAGCCAGAATCAACGTTTAGTAGAATTAAATAAAGCATTTGAAATAAGAAATGCAGAACAAATTGCTACTATCGCCGCACAAACAGAACAGTTTGAAAAACAAACACAAGCACTAAGTACTCTTACAAAAAAGAATCAAGAGATTGAAGCTGATATGAATAGGTATTTAGATATTTTTAGAAGACATAATTTAACAAAATTGGCTGCAGCTAAACCAGGTTTAATTGAGCCAAGAATGAACAAAGCGACAAAAGAGGTATTTGATGGCATTGAGAACGATAGCAATCTTATTTCTGATCTTAATAACTAGTGCATGCGCTAGTAGGTCAGTAGAAGTTATAAGTAAACCAATAGAGATAGATATAGTACAACCTAATTTACCTCGTGGATTAGAACTTAGAGAACCATATTGGTATGTGGTTAATGAAGATAACCTAGATACCTTTATTGAAGAAGTTAAAGATCAGTCTGGCGGTACCGTAGTTTTTGTTGCCATGACTATAGCAGATTATGAGAATATGGCTTATAATATGCAAGAGGTGAAACGATATGTAAGAGAGCTCGGCGAAGTAATAGTATATTATCGTTCCGTAACTATTAAGACTCCAGAAGGTGAAGAACCAGGAGTCGGTATTGAATGGGAGAAGAAAGACGATGCCAACAACTAGAATGAAAGAACAATTAAGTAATAAAGAAAGAGCTTTAATAGCAGCTAAGCTTTCAGGTATTGCTTATAAAAACGAAAAGCCTGCAATCACAGCAGCAAAAAAATTAGGATTTGCATGGGTAAAACTTATTTCTCGAGACGGTGCAGAAGTATTAATAGCTAAAGATCGTAACGATCTTTGGTTTGCATTTAGAGGAACAGAACCTAGTAAATTAAATGATGTCATGGCAGATTTAAATGTTATTAAAAATGCTGCTAAAGCTGGTGGAAGAGTACATAGTGGATTCCAAAAAGAAGTAAATGATCTTTGGATGGATGTACTAGCAGAAATAGAACATAACGATCAATTAAAAGTACGTAAAGATGTTTATATGACTGGACATTCTTTAGGTGCAGCAATGGCAACTATAGCAGCAACCAGATATACACCACACGAATTATATACTTTTGGTTCTCCAAGAGTTGGCGGAAAAAGATTTATTAGACATATTAAATGTCCACACTACAGATTTATGAACAATAATGACATCGTTTGTCGTATCCCACCAGCATGGTTAGGATTCAGACATCACGGTGAAATGATTTATTTTAATTGTGATGGACAAGTTCAAGATAAACCAAGCTGGAAAGATCTCTTTCTTGGTATTTGGAATTCTTGGAAACGATTTAAATTCTTTGATGGTATAGTAGACCACGGCATGCCGAACTACGTTAAAGCCATACAGGGGATTAAATAATGTATTGGCTTTTAATTCTTTCACTTAAATCTATTCTTAGTGCTATTATAGGAAGTTCTTTCTATCAATGGTTTCAAAATACAAAACTCGGTATCTGGTTTCAAAAACAAGTAAACCGATTCATGGATTATTTCGCAGAGAGATATGACATTGAATTAGCTAAGACCGAGTCTAGATTCAAAAAGCAATACCCGCTCATAGCTGAAAGACTAGAAGCTTTAGAAGACGACGTAAAAAAACTTAAAAAATAGATTTACTTTTTTCGGAAAGTATGATATAATATGCAGTTATGAATGGGATAAATGTCATGGAAATTAATGTCACCAAGAGAGATGGCACCACACAGCAGTTTGATTTAGAAAAAGTACACAAAGTATTAGAATGGGCAGTGGAAGATATTACTGGAGTTTCTATGTCGGAAATAGAAATACGAGCTAATATTCAATTATATGATAGAATCCCAGCATACGATATACATGAACTTTTAATCAAATCAGCTTCAGAACTAATATCAGACCAAACACCTAATTACCAATTTGTAGCAGCAAGATTAATATCTTATAAAATACGAAAAGAGGTTTATGGTGATTACCAACCTTGGGATTTAAAAACTATTATTCAAAAAAATGTAGAACGTGGTGTTTATGATTCTGAAATATTAATGCAATATAATGATTCTGAATTAGCTGAATTAAATAACTATATTAAACACGAAAGAGATGATACATTTACTTACGCTGGAATGGAACAATTTAGGGGTAAGTATTTAGTACAAGATAGAAAAACAAAAGAACTATATGAATCACCGCAAATATTATACATGATGATTGCGGCGACATTGTTTGCAAAATATAACGGAGGACGTTTAAAATACGTAAAAGACTACTATGATGCTATTTCACAATTTTATATTTCATTACCTACCCCAGTTATGGCGGGAGTTCGTACTCCAACCAGACAATTTTCAAGCTGCGTACTTATTGAATCAGGCGATTCCCTTGATAGTATTAATAGCACTGCTACTTCCATAGTTAAATATATTAGTAAGAAAGCCGGTATAGGTATCGGTGCAGGCTCCATACGAGCCGCTGGTGCACGTGTAGGAGATGGTTCTATCGTTCATACAGGTCTAATTCCATTTTTAAAGTACTTTCAATCGGCAGTTAAATCGTGCTCGCAAGGGGGCGTACGCGGGGGCGCGGCGACCGTATATCTTCCGGTATGGCATTATGAATTTGAAGATCTTGTAGTATTAAAGAACAATAAAGGTACAGATGAAACAAGAGTACGACACATGGATTATGGTTTCCAAGTAAATAAATTAATGTATGAAAGATTATTAGAAGGTGGTAATATTACTTTCTTTGATCCAAATGATGTACCAGGTTTATATGAATCATTCTATAGTGACCAAGAACAATTTAAAGAGCTATATGAAAAGTACGAAAGAGCATATAGTATTAGAAAGAAAACATTACCAGCATTAGAAGTATTCCAACAATTACTTACAGAAAGAAAAGATACAGGTAGAATTTATATAATGAATGTTGACCATGCAAACGATCATGGTTCTTTCGTTGCAAAAGAAGCACCTATCCATATGAGTAATTTATGTTGTGAAATAGATTTACCAACCAAACCATTACAATCTGCAAATGATCCTAACGGAGAAATAAGCCTTTGCACATTATCAGCTATTAATTGGGGATTAATTAATCGTCCAAGTGAATTTAAAAAATACTGTAATTTAGCTGTAAGAGGATTAGATGAACTGTTAGATTATCAAGATTACCCAGTCTTAGCAGCAGAGAACGGTACTATGGGAAGAAGACCGCTTGGAATAGGTATTATTAATTTGGCTTATTTCTTAGCAAAACGTGGATTAAAATATGACGAATCAGCATTTGAAGTTATCGATGAATATGCAGAATCCTGGAGTTATTATTTAATTAAAACATCTATGAAATTAGCTAAGAAAAAAGGTGCATGTTTGTTAAATAATCAAACAAAATATGCGTCTGGAGACTTGCCGATCGATACATATAAGAGAGCGATAGATAATTTGATAGAGCATAAAGAACGTCTGCCGTGGAACGAGCTCAGAACTGAACTTAAACAACACGGGATCCGAAACTCAACTCTCATGGCATTAATGCCTGCTGAAACATCGGCTCAAATTAGTAATAGTACTAATGGGATTGAACCACCACGTGCTTTAGTTAGCTACAAACAATCTAAAGACGGGGTTATGGCTCAGGTAGTACCTGGCTATCATCATTTAAAAAATAAATACGATTTACTCTGGGATCAAAAAAGTCCAGACGGTTATTTAAAAATATGTGCAATATTACAAAAATATATTGACCAAGGAATATCCGTTAACACATCTTATAACCCAGAACACTTTGAAGATAATAAAGTTCCAATGTCTGAAATG